CGTTTGGAATCGTCGGAAAATACTCCGATTGAATCGGAAATCGTATGGTATCGGACCAATAAAATCGGTGATTGGTTTTTGGATCATATGCCGTACGGTTGGAAACTGTATTACAAGTACAGTGACGTTAAACGTTGGTTTATTAGTACATATCAACGTATACGCTATGGTGTTGCAGATGAAGAATGTTGGAGTTTGGATAGGACTTTCACCAAATTCATTTTACCTCGTCTAAGATATTTCAAGAATATGAAAAGACAGTCTTATCATCCAGATCATACACCCGAAGAATGGGAGCATGTACTTGATGAACTTATTTGGACATTTGAATATTTGGATGATAATGGTGAAACTATTAATCCATTTCCAAATTTACATAAAAGTTCAGATGATTTAATAAATTTTTCTAATAAAGAAAAAACAGCCAAAGAAAAAAATATTATAAGTAAGTGGTCAAAAAAGAACGAAAAATTGGAACAACGCTGTCAAAAAGGTTTACAATTGTTCGCCAAATATTATTGTCATTTATGGGATTAAACTATACACCGCCTGATTGGCATGATTGGTTTTTGCAAGGCGTTTATTGGGTAGCAAGTAAAAGTAAAGACCCTAAAACTAAAATTGGAGCCATTATTGTAAAAGATAAACGTATAATATCTACGGGTTATAATGGCATACCAATTGGCGTCGATGATAAAGATGAAAACAGACATCAACGGCCTGAAAAATACAAGTGGTATGAACACGGTGAACGTAACGCTATTTATGCAGCTGCCAAATATGGTATAAACACCGATGGCGCAATTCTTTATACCAATGCTTTACCTTGTGCCGATTGTGCTAGGGGAATCATACAAAGCGGAATCAAAGATGTTTATATACATCAACAATTTAATGACCTTTGTATTTCTACAAATAGAGAACAATGGAAAGGACATGATAATGTTACCTTTACAATGTTTAATGAAGCTGGAATAAAAGTTCACTTTGTAGACAAAACACTTGGATGTAAAGCTTATTTTGATGGCCAAGAATATACCGTGTAATATATTTTATTGTTATGGATATGCATTTAAAAGACACAATCGGTATTTATCCTAACGCTTTTTCCGATGAATTTTGTGATGAACTTACTCTTAGATTCGAAGAAGCATTAGAACAAAAGTTAGCATATGAACCTGCGCAAAATATACCAGGTAATGCTGAGTTTGTTAAAAAACACGTTAAACATTCAATGGATTGGACTGTGAAAAATTCTGGATGTTTCAATGAAGAATTTTTAGTTACAACACTTGAATCTACGTATAGACACTACATGTCCAATTTTTATACAGGCGGATTTCCACATCAAACTATTGTTCATAAAGACGCTTTGTTTCAAACACCACAGTTTTTTGAACTGTTTCAAATCGCAAGATATAAAAAAGGTGAAGGTCATTATAATGCTTGGCATATTGAACAATATAATTTTGAAACAGCACGTAGAATTTTTATTTTCTTACTTTATTTAAACGATGTAAACGAAGGTGGTGAAACCGAATTTTTATATGCAGGTTTAAAAGTTAAACCTAAAAAAGGCACACTGATTATACATCCAGCTGGATTTCCATATATGCACCGTGGAAATGTGCCGGTTTCGAATGATAAAACAATTATAGTTTCGTTATTATCACACTTACCAGTTACATAAAATATTAGTTATATGGAAAATGAGAAACATCTTCTGGCAAATGTAAAAATTTTACACGAAGAAAATGCTAAACTAAGACAAGAAGTTGATAATCTAAAATCATATAATGATCATTTGTGTGATATCAATCTTAAGTTGTCTCAAGAGCGTGATGACCTAAATGTTGAAAAAAACGAATTAAATCGTAAATTAAAGAGTATTCAAGCACTATTTTTATGAACGTTCATGTTCCAGATAATATAAAAGACAAGTATCCTCACATGGAATTTAGGGGTAAACAAAGAATTATAAATGATAGAACTGTCATTGAAGCATATAATCATGCTACAGAACAAAACTTTTATTATAGTTTTGAAGAAGATTTCTTTTGGTTTGCTGGTCAAATTCCTGACTACAAACTTCCAAAAGTGTTTTGACTTAGTATAAAACTAAGGTAAGTTGATAAATAGAATGAGTGAACAAATCTAAATTATTTAATTATGTCAAACAAACTAAAAATCGACTTAAAAAATCCAAGTCTGGTTGGTGTTATTACTAAAAGGAACATGCGTAAGTATGTTACACCTTGGTCATTCAAACGATTGATTAACGGCGGTAAAGGTGAGTTTGTAGAAGAAATTGTTTTGGACTGGTTAGTAAACGTTAAAAAATATACCAATATTGTAAAATCAAAACCACAAAGTTCTCATGATTTTCGTTTTAAACAAAGCAAAAATGTATTGGTGGATATACGTAGATTTGGTTTCAAAACAAATAAAGAAGGAATATATTTAGGATATACTAGTATTACAAAACAGAGGGAATATTCCTGGGATCATAAAGCCCATTATTTAGAGCATGGTGGATATCTAGGAGCCAGAGTTTATAAAGAAAAGATTTTTCTATATTACTTGCCGGCTAAGTTTGTATTATGTAATCACTCAGCTAGTAGAATCCATATTGATAAAGTTACCGATTGGGTTTCTGAGAATAAAAAGTCTAATGTAAAACAATAGCATAAAGCTTTTGCTTAAGTGTATGAATATCGAAATTGACGAGATTGTCCGCACCCAATTCATGGTGCATGAACACATTCTCAACGGAGAAATTGTTCATTTGATTCAACCTCAACACATCGGCACTAAATGGCATCAAGGTAACAAACACATGCGTAGTGTAGTTGTGAACTATGAAGGTGAAGTGATTAGTGCTGGTTTTCCTAAGTTTACTAACTATGGCGAGAATCCTGAACATTTTCCTGTTCCTACTTCGTTGCGTAACTGCACCGTCATGGAAAAGCTTGATGGTTCTCTATTGATTGTTAGTAAGTATAAGGGTCAATATATTCTACGAACCCGTGGAACCATTGACGCTTCTAAATTGGATAATGGTTTTGAGTTAGAAGTGTTCAAGTCAACTATTCTAAACAAGTTAGAGGATAACAATGATACTTGGGGTTATTCTGTGTTGTTTGAATGGTTGTCTCCTGTCAATAAAGTTGTCTTATCATATGGTGATGAACCTATATGGAAGTTGATTGGTTTTATTGACCACACTGATTATTCACTTGCTACTCAAGATATGTTGGATTTGATGGCAAAGAAGTATGATTTTCTTCGTCCAGAAACTTATACTTTCAATGATGTCAATGATTTGTTACAGAACGTTGACCAATGGAAGGGTAAGGAAGGTGTTTGTGTATATTCCAAGAATGATCAATACATTCATAAGGTAAAGGGTGCTTGGTATCTTGCTCTACATCATATGAAGAGTGAACTATCCAACATCGAAAAGGTTATAGATGTTTGGCTTGAACAGGGTATGCCCGACTATAATACTTTCTATAACTACATCTTCAATACTTTTGATTATGAGTTGGCTGAACAGGTCAAGGGTATGATTAGCCGTATTGCGGATGGTAAGAAGGAAGTGGATAAGATTGTTGTGGGTATGAATGATTTTGTGAATAACAGACTTCGTTCATTGCCTACTCGTAAGGAACAAGCACAAACTGTGATTGCTTCTTATGGTGAAACCAATCGTGCTTCATTTATATTCAAACTTTTGGATAACCGTCCACTAGGTAAAGAAGAATATAAGAAGTTGATGTTTCAAGTATTGAAGAATTAAATCAAAAACCCCGCTATTAATTTATAAAATAACTGACCAATAACCCACATCATTTATTTGGTGTGGGTTTTATATTTATTACATATGAGCAACATACTTAATGAGACATTTACAAAACATTTAAATCTTATGAAAAATAAGATCAATGAAGGCGGTGACGAACAAGATAAAATGTTACAGTATCTTCAAAGATTAGCAGATGAAGGTAGTGATGATTTTTATGATGCAATGCGTGATTTTAAAGCGACATATGGATACACACCAAATATTCGTGCTCGTAAATCATCATATCGTCCAAGACCATCATTAACTGGCAAGACATTGTATTTTTACAATGTTCCCTCTGACAAACAAAATGAAACTGATCGTTTGGGGCTTAAGAAAACCAAGACCGGCAAATACTATAGTCTCACACCAAATCCAGAGGCTGACAAACTATTTGGAAAAGGTAAATCTTGGACCGCTAAATAATTAATCTAAAATAACATTTATTTATTAAAATAAAGGAACAAATATATAATTTGACCCACATCATTTTGGTGTGGGTTTATTTTTTGTTGATATTTATAGGTAGTAAATACATTGACAAATAAAAGTTTTGTGGTAATGTAGATTACAAGAATAACATGTAACAGACAAAATCATATGGATAATAAAACTTTATCAATCATCTCGTTGGTCATATCTCTTAATTTAATAGTAATTGCTTCTGATATTGACTTGAGTAAACT